ACTATTTGAGTTTGATACCTGAAGAAGATCCTTGTAGGTGCTCGCTATTGTTTGTCCAGTTAATGTAGCCATATTATCTTAAATCGAATGTCCTTACTGCTCTCAATCCACCTATCTTATCTCTACGTCTTGTTCCAAATTTGACTAAGGCATCTTTCCATTGTTTCTCATGTAGCATTGATAAATTCATTGCAGTCCCCGATGCATTTGGATCCGCCGAAGAGCCTGCTCTGTCTATGTAAAGCTTTGATTTCACATAGTCCACAATATTTGCGTGCATTGCGTTATCTATGTCTGGATAATCTGAAAGCTCGTCAACTGTGTTAGGCTCTGCGTAATAATGAATTAATACTCCGTCAGTCACCGCCTCATCGATTGCTTTCCAATCGCCAGACTTTGAGTGAACGCTTGTAGAATCTGTTCCCTCCGTTGTGATAATCGCAAGCTTATCCCCTACGATAAACCAAGCAACATCATTTTCTGGATGTTTATGATTACTTGCCATTATGTTATATCCATTTTTAGTATTTCACCATCGAGCATTCTTGGAATTTTAATATAATCCCCAGCAGAATCCATAAAATCAACTCTGAATACTTTGTTAATATCCACCGAAGAGCCAGTATCTGATATATCATACCACATCTGATCTGCTACTGTTGTTGCTTTTGCATATTCTACCTTGGTTCTATATAACCCAGCTTCTAACAATGCGTCATTTATTAAATTATATAAATAAGTTTCAGGAGCTTCGGGGAATGTTTGTCTTACCCTGCTAATAATGTTTTTTACGGTTAATCTTCTTACAGCCATTTTATTCTAAATCTTCCCAATTAAACTGAAGCATAGCATCCCAACTACCTGCCGTTAATTCCGCTGACTCCTCCCATTTATTTCCCGCTAAATCAAAGTCGGTAGACGCCGTAAGTCCAACCTCGGAAAAGGATGTGCTTGCGGTTAAGGAAACCTCAGTAAACGCTGTTTCAGTTGTTAGTGTTGTTGTTGTAAACGGCATTACGATGACATCACAATCTGCAAGCCTTTGTCATAATCAGCTTGTAATTTTGCTTGTTGTTTTTCTAGCCAAGTGTATTCTGTTGTTAACACAGACAGTCTTGACTGAATTTCAGCCGCATTACCAGAGGCTTGAGATAGGTATGCATTCGCAGTACCAGCATAAGATTGCACCGCTTGAACCTTTGCACCAACTAGTGCAGCTCTTGAAGAAACCTCGCTTGAGAACCCACTTATTTCAGACTGTAGTGCATTGACAGCAGCATTCCAATCTGCTATATGGGCTTGGGCTATGTTAATTTCTGTCTGAACAGCACTAAGGGTTGTTTGCGCTTGTTTAATTCTACCGCTGGCTAACTCTATATCCTCGCTTGTAAGGTCTGAGTCAATATCAGCTAGATTGGCGGCTAAATCATAAGCCGCATTTGGATAATCACCATTTATATAACTAATCGCAACATCTAATGCAGTATTAACCCTTGTTAAGCCATCACCTGTTTTATATTGTGTTTCATCGCCAAATAAAGCTGGGTCAGAATTGTCTGCTTGAAACTTAGATACAGCCGTAGCAATTCCATCAGCAGCCGTTTCAAGGTTGCTACCACTAGCAGTATCTGTATAAGCAGCTATTTCAGCGGCTTCTGTTTTCGCCAATCCTATTTCAGTCCCTGCATTAGTGATAGATTGCTTTAATGCGCCTAATGCTGTGGTGATATCAGAATTCCCAGCCTTAGCACCTAATGCGTTCTGAATAGCCTTAATTGAAGCATATATTGGTACTAGATACTCGGCCTCATCTGGAAATTTTGTTATAGCACTATCACCATATGCTACAGCTGGATATGCTAAAGTTTGAACGGTTGCCCCCGTGCTTGACGGTTCTGGAAATATGCTTAGTATGTTATTAACCACCCACCAAACAGGATCTGTTGTGGTGCCATATGACATATCTGCACTATCTTGTGCCCTGCCGCTCATTGACGAAGATATCCTTCGGCAAGGTTGATTAATGGTTCCATCATCACGCATAACGCCCAATACCTCAGATCCACCAAGTGTTAAATATGTCGTGCTATTATCAAGGGCGCTAGATGTAGAATACATCATTTTCTTGCCCGCTGGTATAGCGGTTAGTATTTCCTTGGCTCCATCAGTTAAGAACTGGGTTAGTTCTGTTTGCGTTGGAGCACTACTGCCATCAATAGATAAGCTAGTAAGCCCTTCTACCTGTGCTTCAAAAGTAGCCATTTAAAGACTACCCTGTATAAACTATAATTACTGCAACAGTGTGTGGGGCAACTTGAACAGAACTCATGCTTTGTACTGCATTGTTGGTGCTATCCAACGTCTGCCAAAATGTATTTATTTTTTCTGCTAGGGTTCCTGTAGAGCTACTATCTTGAGTGCCAGAAGGAACTGCCCCTACTATGATTTTTGTTAGCGTATTATAATCTGCCATATCATCTCCGATTTAACTTTTTAAAAACTTTAGGATTTTGAGGGCAGCCCTTTATACGACCGCCCCCCACCAATCCAAAGGTGTGTCATTTCTGACTATGATGTAGTTACTGCACCGTCAGCTGCTGATGAGCCAAACATCCAATATGCGCCAGCACTAAAGGTCATTTCTATGAAATCCCCTTTAATTGCTGATGTTCCAATGATTACATTAGATACACCAGTTGCCGCACTTGAGCCTGGACTGTCATCGCCAGTATCAACTTCAGTTTCATTAACTTTACCGAAAACGATAGCACTTCCAGCAGCGATTGTTATCGCCCCTGTTGGTGTATTTTCTTCGACCCAAAACTTGTAGTTCGTACCATCCATAGCTGTAGTAGCTGTTGGAAGTGTTATTGTGTACGCTCCACTCGCTGAGTCTAACAAATATGTTTTACCACTATCTGTATCAGCTGTCAATGTAACTGCTGCTGTGATTTTCTGACAAGGTGCTAAATATCCACCTGCTCCACTGTTTGGTTCAAGATATGCCGATCTCATGTTTTACCTCTAATTACCTTCTAGGTTATAGAGGGCATGAGACTCAGGTAAAGATACCTCAAGACCTGCTTCAGTAAGGATCATGTCCTTACGAAGGTCTTCGTCAGCATTCTGAACATTAGTTTCGATCTGAGTGTCACGGTTAACACCGTTTCCAACCAATGGACGATAAGATACTTTGCCCATATCGACAATCGCCATGAAACCACTTGCGATACCACGGAATAGTGGTTCCTTCACAATGTGAAGATCGCCATGAATAGTTTCAAGGTTCATTACCTTATGACCAAAAGCACCTTCTCGTTGCTCCAGAGGAGCGTTTAGTTGGATTTGAGTGCTTGCTGTAGACACATCAAGAAAACCGCCGTCCCCAACTTTATTAAGCTGAGAAACAACAGGTAAACTTGCGAGGACCAATTTTTCAGAAGAGCCGCCACGAGCTGGATCAAAGATCACTTCAAGATCGCCTAAGAATCTGTCGTAAGTGAGCTCTGCCGCTGTCGATGTACGATAATAAGGTGCACCAGAACTGTAGGAAAGTGCTGAATCATCAGCAGTTGGATTTGCATTTTTTACAATGTGTCCAACTATACCTTCAGTATACTGGATGCTAGATACACGAGCACGCTGCCCAAAAAGCATTGCACGCTCGATATCCACTTTATGTTCACGAAGTTTAAGAGCCCAAATTCTATCCCACTCATTAGCGTATCCACGATAACGAGTAGCAATAGCTGTATTCGACATTTCAGCTGCGGTCTTAAAGATTTGAGTATAACCGAAGTCATCCTCAACATCGTTTGACCAAGCGTCTGGTGATCCTGTTCCTTCTGCAAATGCGGTACCAATTACTTGACACTCGTCATTATCAGCAAGAACATTATATCCACTGACGTTAGCGTTTGATACATCAATAATCACACCAGTAAACGAAGAGTCTGAGCCATTATCGGTTACAGCACTATTCACCCTTACGAGTGTTTGTGCATAACCTGCTGCGCTATCAACAGTTTTAACTGCGATAACCATTCCCTTTGTTAACCAATCAACACTAGTTGAACCAGTGTCTACGGTAAATGAATATGATGTGCCTGCACTAACAGCAGAACCGCCATTTACAGCACCATCAAGATAGAAACTTCTTGTTGTCCAATCAATCTTAGAACGATTTTCTAAGAAACGGAAAACAGGATCATCTGTTGGTGCCTTTGCTACCCTCGAAAGGTAAACAAAGAATGGAGATTCTTCAGGTGAGAGCTCTGCAACCCGATCAGAAAAGTCGTATAACCTTCTTAGATCAGGAGCGGTTCCCACACCAGCACTGGTGGCTGCGGAAGTAATATCGCTAGATTTTTTTACTCCGACTGTGTAAGCCATTTATATGCCTCCTTAATTTGGAAAATAACCTTGCTATTATCCTAGTCTGCCCATTTTTGAAGCATTCAATACTCTGTCAAATACCTTACTGTCATCACTGACAGTTTCAACTGGTTGACCTTGCAATACCCCCGCTGATGGCGGAACTTTTTGCACGGCTTTCACAGCATCAATAGATGTTTGACCTTGTACTGGAGCTATATTGACATCCTTCCATAATTTAACAAGGTTTCCTAATCCTACTGCTTCTTTTGGTTGCGCCGACCACTCTAAGAAATGGGCGACTTGATTGTCGTCCATATTATGCTTAGACTTCAACTCATTAACAGTAGTGTCTAGGAATTGTCGTTGTTGCGCTTCTGCCTCACGCTGTGCGAATTCATTCCGAATTTGATTCACGGCAGACCCAACGGTCTCCTGCTCTTTCGAAACTCGGTGTTTATACGACGGCGATTCGGGCTTATAATACGCATCCCAAGGGTTAAAGTCGTTCTCATCCAGTTGGGCTTTTTGCCCTGATCCACCATCAGGATTAACAATCTTATCTTGTAGCACCTCGACTAAATCGGGACGATTCTCAAGAAGATCACCAATCGGTTCCAACTTTTTCAACCTATCGACCTCTGATTGAGACCTATCATACATAGATTGGAACTTTTTAGTTTCACCTTCCCAGTCTGTCCCCATGTCTGGCGCTGTTTCAGCAACCTCCACCCCTGGGGTGGCAGATTCCTGATACGGTTCTTGTCCTGTTGATGTATCCTGTTCTACGACAGTGTTTTTTATTAACTCGGATTCATTTGACATTTTTGCTTAAACTCCTTTAAGATATCTCTAAGACTTTAGAGCCTGACCAAGACGATCTGCTTCACGCCTTAATCTCTCTGCTTCGAGCTTTACCTTATTTTGCATTTTATTGGATTCAACCCTTCTATCTGCTTTAGCATCTGAAACGATTTCAGAGAGCCTTGTCTTAGTTTTTTCAACTTCAACACGCTTTCTATCGCTTACAGATTCTCTTCTAGCAGTTTGCAAGTCCCCTTGCAAATCTTGTACCTGTCCTTCAAGTCCTTGGATTTGTTGCACCATTTGCTGTTTCTCATCCATTCTAGCTAGTATCCCTTCTTTATCGAAGATTTCTGGATTCTTCTTTAGAACTTCTATTCTATCAATTAGACCTAATTGGAACGCTTCGAGGTATACACCCAGCTCTGCCCACTTACTAGTTGGCAATGTAGAACCAGGTTCAATTCTTATATCATGCTGATCAAGTTTATAACGATCTTTTGCAATATCAAGTATTGGCTCTGTTTTATCGTCATATAAATTGATTGTAGCTTCGTTTAAATTATTGTTCGGTTGGGCAATCCTAAACATCTTTTGGAATGTGTAGTGCCCTTTTGCATAGTTATACAAGACTTTACCAAGTCTGTTTATGCTAAATTCTATGTCTCTTAATTTTGATTTTGGTCTTTCCTGCCCTAACGCCATCATTCTTTCTGTTCCTCTGACGGTTTCTGGAGCCTTTTCTGCAAATCCATGCATCATCTCAGGTAAACCAAATATAAAATCTATATAAAACTCACATTGTTGAATTAATCTGTAGAATTCAGCTGCGAGTGGTTGTGGAGCTGGGAAGTGTGGCTCTCCTTGTGATGAGTCTACTTCAATGACTGCATTTGGGTTTGCCCAGTCTTTCTCCAGCTGGTTTAAATCTTCTACACTTCCAAGTGGAACTAATAGCTTTAGTCCCGCAGACGCCTGCGCGTGGGAGAGTGCAAGTGACCAAACTTTATTGAGTAACCTTTGCATAGGTCTTGCTCTTGATACATCAGATTTAGGGTATGGACTCTCTGTCCAAACATTGGGCAATGGAACTATTGGATAAATGTCTGTATTAAGTACAGATTCATACAGTACGATCTCACCTAAAGTTGCACATACCTTCACTCTATTTTGTGGAACCTCTACAATTTGGACTACTCCATTTTCAACAGTTTCTGCGTTTTCCTCCATATAGCGTTGAATATC